TCGTGGAAATCTGCCGATTGGTGTCGTTTTTTTGAATTTATGTTGAAGAAACTTGATTTTATGGTGTTGACCATTCTGAAAGTCGCCCGTATGTTCCGCCGCACTTCCAGGGACGATTTGTTCCCCTCTGGGAGCGCGTAGCTCAGCCGGTAGAGCAACTGACTTTTAATCAGTAGGTCCAGGGTTCGAATCCCTGCGCGCTCACCAAAAAACTCCAACAATATCAAATGTTTGAGCTTGGTGTGGCATCGCAACCCATGTGCCGCAAATGTTCAGGAATTTCCAAGAAAAACACGCGTTTTCAGGATTGCGCGGGGAATCGACGGCACATGGTTTGACACACGGCACATGACTTAAGCGGCGTGCTCCGCTTCCAGATTTTCCATCCATTTTTTGAGGCTGGATCGACGAGCAGCAACGGTGCCGCCGAGCTTAAAGCTGGGCATAATTTTATCGTAGACCAGCCGATAAGCTTGGCGCCTTGTAACGCCTAGATACTTGGCGATCGGCTCAACGCCCATCAGCAAATCAGCTTCGTTATCGTTTTCATGATGCATGTTGATTCCTCACTTTTCTTGATTTTTTTGGAACAAAGATTCCGGGTCGGCGTTATCGCGGCGGTTCCCCACAACTGAGGAAATTGAGATGACGCCGCAGTTCGCAATGGCAGCTAACTTCTATTATCTGGACGAACAGCCGAATGGTCTTTGGGCCGTAAAGGAAACCGTCAGTCAGAATCCAGTTTCGCTCAATGGGCAGCTATGCTGCTCGCTTAAAAAGCGCGATGCCGAAGAACTGATTGAGTACCTCAACGGATTGGATGAGGCGCTAGCGGCTTAGTGGGCTATTGACCAAACGGGATTTGAAATTAAACTTCGTCTTGTGATTGGAAAGTTAGTCCACATGGAGGGTAGTGGCATGGCTGACCTTAGATATGATATCCGCAGAGAGCGGAACGGTAGCTGGACGGTTGTTAATACAAACAATGCTCTGCCAGCAGCCGTGAACGGAACGCTGCTTCATGATTTGTCAGAGGACGAAGCTAGCGAGATGGCTTATCTGTTTAATCACTGCGACATTCGATGGAATAGGCATCCGATACGTCATCATTAGTTCTGACCAGTCGCTTACGAATTTCTGTGACTGGCAACGCCAGCTCAATGCGCTCTTGGTTGCGGAATCTATTTCGCAACCAACTTTGTAATTTGTTTCTGTTTCGTTCCTGTTGTAATTGCCACCTGACAGGAGAGCGGCATGAGCTACATCAGCACGAATAGAACGATCGGTGAGTGCATCAAGTACGGATACAGGATCACGGCTTATTGCAATGGCTGTCACCACAACGTTGCTCTGGACTTGCCCGCACTTGCTGAAAAGCTTGGTGCGGATCACGGCGCGTTGCATGCCGATCTTGTTCCAAAGCTTCGCTGCGTTGAATGCAGAGGTAAGAACATCGGCGTTATCCTGACCCACGAGAGTGCCGAGGTTGAAGGCATGGCCAAGTTTCCGAAGTATCCGACGCGGTAGAGCCATCACTCCCCGCCTTTCAGGGCTTGGCGACCTGACCTTGTGATTGATAGAAGCCCTCGACCCATACGGATATTCGACCATTTAGCCAGCCGCAGTTTTACAAGCTGCGCGGGCAGTTCTTCTCCATACGTGAAGAATTCAGACCTATCCTGTAATGACTTCAAGAGCTTCTTTTGTGCGGCTGTCAGCTTCATCTATTCACCGCCTTTCAGAACTTAGCGGTCAGATGTGGGTCGATTGTTCCACGTTTTGATGACATCATCGCGGTATTCATTTGCAATTTCGAAACCGCATTCGTGACACGAGATGCTAAAGCCCTCATCGTATTCGCCTGCCTGTCCTTCCTGCCCAGCTTCATATTCAATGATATGCCGCCTGAAAGTGGGGCGCTTACCACAAAATGGGCAATTCTTCAGATCGTTCATTCGCTATTCTCCTCTGGTGGGATGGCTTCGTCGGCTAAAGCAATAAACCTTGTAGACTGTATCATTTTTAACTTTGTGTGATCTTCTTCATTGAGGACCGGGACAGCCACGAACAAAATGTGTGCCCTTGTCATATCCTGCGCGATGCTCATTTCCTCACGGATTTGTGCGACTTTACTGACCATCGCTGGCCTCCTTTGCGCGCAAGTCTCCCGGCTTGAACCCATCTGTGATGTAACCGTCATGTAAAAGAGTGATACAAGGCTCTAGACGTTCGGAGCCGTAAACCCTTTGCAATTCGATCCCGATAACCACGCCTTCGAAGCGGTCACATTCCGCCGATGCATCACAGATAACTTCATCGCCAATATTGAAGCGCTTTAGATCTGGGATATCTATCAAGCAGTTTTCCGGCGTGATGCGAACACCCCAGCGTGGCCCGTCCAGCTTGGATAGTCTGTCAATGAGGGTCATGGCTTGGCCTCGTTAAAAGATCGGCGTATGGTTGTTGTCAGGAGAACAACCAAATGGCTGAGAACCGATACGACCTTCGCAAGGAAGATGACGGCTCGTGGACCGTGTTCGACATATTCACGGGTATGCCTGCCGAAGTGAATGGCATCCCGCAGGATGGCCTTGAAATGGAGCAGGCTGACGATCTCGTAGACCTGCTCAACCTTCAATACATTCGCCGTCGCACTGTTGATGAAAACTAGGCCAGTCATGGCTTGGCCTCCAAGGCGGCGCGAACTGCATCAGCGGCTGCATGACCCAGCGACACATGACATGTTTCTGCACATGCCCGATAAGCTGCTCTCGCCGCTGTTTCCTTTGCCGCCGCGAGTTGGGCTTCGAGGGCTTCGGTCTGGCCTCGCCAATAATCAAGGTCTGATAGTGCGTTCTTAGCATTGCCTTTCGCGCCGTTAAGATCATGCTCCAACTCCTTAACCCGCGCAGTCAGCGCCGCGTTGTCGGCTTGAAGGCGGTTTGCTCGGTTCTCTTGATCCTGCGCCCACTGTTTTGAAATATGAAGAAGCACATCCTTCGCCGCAATGATGGCCTCGGCCTGCGAGCGGGTGACGAGTTCTTCCACATCTGTCCGAGCTGCGCTGCTGATGCTCGGTTCAACGATATAAAGTGACGTACCAAGCCAATGCCCGCCATTGTTATATCGCTTAACTTCCCAACCCTTCGTCTCCAACCCCTCAACCGGCGCGGCGGGGCGGGTGTTCTCTCGCACGTAGACGTAGCCTCGTGATGGGTCTGAACCTTCATAGGTGACTTTGTAACCCGGATTGTAAGTGATGTGTTTAGGTGCCTGATCAGTCATCGCTGCCTCCTGTCGGGCGGGTGTCCGACGCTCCCGGTGAGGCTGGGAGGCGGTCATTGTTAAACATTGTGATATCTCCAGAACCTTGAAACCTGGCTTCTCCAGCTTATCTGTCTCGCATAGCAACAACTGCTGATGCCATGACGATATTTCATTTTGACAAGCGGCAAGAGCCGGATGGAACATGGACCGTCGTTAAGCTATCAACGGGAGAACCTGCGAAGCTGAACGGCCAATTCTGTTGCAACCTCCGGCGCGATGAAGCCGAAGAGATAACCAATTATCTTAATCTGTTGGCGGACCCTGACGAGCCGCCGCCTTGATAGATCGCACCTCATCACCCGCAACGATGGCCCGACCTGTTGCCGCCAGACGGCGTGCAACGGGCAGGGGAATGCCAGTGCTTCCAAGGGAAGCCCGGCCTATGCGCTGCGGGCCTAGCCGCAACGCGTTGAGGTATGCAGCGTCGATATTTCTGCCGTTTCTATCTGGGGCGCGGCTGTCCATCACGCTGCCCTCTGCTTGAAAGGACGGCGATTGTCGTTGGCCGGGCGCACACGGCGCATACGGATCTTCTCGCCCGTTTTGCGCGACACGTCATAGGCGATGTCTTTGATTGTTACGGCCGTCGCCGGGTCGCTCACGCGGTACCAACGGGCAATTGAAAGGATTGCTGCTGCAGTCGTGCCCTGAGCAATGAACTCGTCGGCGGTCAAGATGTGTCTAGCGGTCATTATAAGTGCTCCTCGTGTGGTTTTGGTAAGCGTGACGACCCGTTGCGTTAAAGCGCTCGGATCGCCGATGGTTGGAAAATTCTGGGGCGCTACGCCCCGTCGCTATCTTCTCAGTACAGTTGCGATGGCATTAATCGTTGCGGTAGATATCTCGGCGACGATTTTCACACCGCCGTTTGTCTTGATTGGAATGGACAAACATCGTTGATCTATCCCACTCTTGTCACCAGTTATTAGGGCCGCCAGACGAGCGACATGATCCTTGCGAATAACGACGCTATTAGCGCTGTCCTTTACATTGTCGCTGGCGAGAGCCGCGACAATCAGCGCTGCTGCATCGTTTGCAGTGGAAACATTTTCGCCGCGACCGCGTAGCGCCTTCTTTCGAATGCCTGCCTCCTGCAAGTTGCGGTCGTGGCAGATCATGGTTGCTTCTGGAACATCAAGTATTCGTGATAACTCACTAACAAGCGTCTTCGGCGTTGCCATCACAACACCCCCATCGCGCCGACACCCACAACAACGCAAAATCCGATAACTACCGTCATCTCAACGGCTTCGCGCGCTGCGTATCGTATCCACGGCATGGGGCGAGCGTGCTTTTTGGCGCGGTAATCCGGGCGCCGCATCGGCTCATCGCTGCCCGCACGCGCTGCGTCGGTGTGCAGGTCGGGTTCCATGTCGGCGAGCATTTCCAGCAGGGCGCGGTCCATCACGCAGCCTCCGCCAGCTCGGGGGTCTCGATAGCGACAGTCTCAACGCTGTCGCCAGCCTCGCGGAGTTCGGCGAGAAACACATCGTGGTTGGATGTGGCGATCGCGCCGCTTGTCTGGAAAACTTCGTATGTTTCGCCCGGGCAGAGCTTGGCGAGGCGAGTTGCCTCAGCCAGTGCTTGCTCAAAAGAGCCGTGCTCATAAGGCAGGGTTGTAGCTACGCTGACGCGGCCGGTTAGTTTGCCGCGGCGGAATACAAAGAATCCGCCGCCGATTACTTCGTTCTTGCGAGGTGCTGGCGATCTTCTTCTTCTCGGGGTTTTCGCGTTGGTCATTGGTATTCTCCTCGTGTTGGTTGGTTCAGCAGATCGGCTTGTTCTTGCCGTTAGGCAGGGCTTCTTCGTGCTGTTGAGGAGAATGTAATGGGATAAATCACATCAGTCAATGGGAAATTTCCCAAGTGACGAAAATTGTTCAATGGGGTAGAACCCATTTATGAAGCAAATCACTGTGGACAAAGATCGTTTTCGGGCTGCGATGAAGAAAGGCGGCTGGAGTATGAAGGCCCTATCGCTGGAAGCTGGCATGGGGGAAACTTTTGTACGCGACATCTTAGATCGCGGTGCCGTTCCAAAAATCGACTCCCTGAAGTCGGTCGCTAACATTCTGAATACCACTGTTGGATATCTTATCGGGGAAGAACCGGGAGTAACTTCAGTGGTAGGACGGGTGGGGGCCGATACGAGCGGCGAAATAGTCTATGGAACAGGGGACGGCGGGTTCGGAGATGTCATCATCCCGCCCGGTGCCGGACCTGAGTCGGTAGCAGTTGAAGTGCAAGGCTACTCTATGGGTACTTTCGTCGATGGGGCCTTGATCTTTTATAGCGATCAGAAGTTGGCCCCGTCCGACGAAATGCTTGGTGATATGGTTGTTGTGGGTCTAAGCGACGGTCGAGCGCTGCTGAAGCGGCTTACGCGTGGATCCCGTCCAGGTCTTTACGATCTGGAATCGCTGAATGGTCCAACCATGCGGGATCAAGAAGTTGTTTGGGCTGCGGACATTGAATCTATCGTGCCGCCACGACAGGCTCGACGAATACGCGTCTAACGCTTTTGGGTGATAAATCACAATGCCGCGTTTGCGGCATTTTTTATGCACTTAATTAAAAATGGGAAAAATCACATTGACAGATGGGAAGCATCCCAATATACTCCAGCTATCAACCGACACAAAGAATGTCGGGACGCACAAAAGGAGAATGAGTTGCAAAAAGAGAAGCCGGAGCTTCCGCGACCGGACAGATAGTTAGTCTTCCAAGGATAAAACCAGAAAGACGACCAGCCAATACACGAGGAGAAAATCATGTCCAATTCGATCAGAGCGCTTTTCGCCGTCAACGACAAATACCCACCGTAGACCAACAGGAGCGCTGGCCTCGAATATGAGGCTGGCGATGTTGCGCGTGCTTTTTAGTGGGTGCCGGTGGGGATTGAGCTGGTTTGTAACGCCAGCCTAGAAATCGAAAGCCAGTTGTCCCGGCCATGAACGCCAATGAGCACTGACATGCTCTGAGCGTCCAAATCGCAGACGAACGTAAGCACGTACTGCGACCAACTTAGGTTTCAGCATAAGCCAATACCTCCAAGCTCTGACGGTTGAAGCCGTCTCTCAGCGAACGCAGTGATGCGCCGCTTCGCCTACATGAGAACAGCCGAAGCTGCAGAGTGGCTATTTGCTCCCCACCGACATCTACCAATAAGCATGCCACCAAACAAAGTACAACCAAGAGGAGAAGTCAGTGGCTAACCAATTAATAGCAATCGACACGGTTGGCCGCGAAATAAAGGCTCGCGTCGAGGCTGGCGACAAGGCCCTTGATAAAGCCGAACAGCATTACATTGCAGCCGGTATTCAGCTTTTGGAAGCACAGAAGCGCCTTAAAGAAACCCGCGAAATGAGATGGTCGGCTTTTCTTTTCTCGCACGTTAGATTGAGTGATGAAACAGCCAGAAAATACATGATGCTAGCAAATGGCGACGCTACCCTTGAAGAGATCAGGGAAAAGAAAGCCAAATCTGAACGGGAGAGACGGGCTAAGGCAAAAGCATCAGCCTCTGTTCCAAAGTACATCGAAAACTCCAACCACGTGGTTGGAAAAATCACTCAACAAAAACAACAAATTAGTAGTCCATCGGCAAGAGTTGCAAGAATTGTTGACGCACTATCAGCAGCCGACGACGACAAATTATCACAAATTGAAGCGCTGCTTAACATCACAGAGGAGAATGTGAATGGCTAGAGCATTAGTCAAATCTGATCCCAAAAGCCTGGAAATAGCAATTTCTGACATTAAGGCCGGTAATCGTCCAGTCAGCGTTCCGCTTACTGATCGACAGCCCGAATATACTGATTATCAAGCGCTCGGTTTTGTGTTGCTTGAAACCGTATTGCGTCAAATGACGCCGTGGGAAATCAGCTTCGCCGCAAGCATGATTAGTACAAGTCATCCGACCGCTCGTCAGCGGGAGCGCGCAAAAATCATCCTCAAAATGTATCTTGGCCTGGATATCGATGCGGGTTCTGTTCCGTCGTCTTCAGCTGGTAACGATAATGTTCCAGCAACGGCAAGGCGTAAAAAATCGGCCTAACCCTCATTCTGCCTCACCAGCAGAGCGCATGATCTGGCATGCGACCAAACACGAGGAATAAGCCCTGCGCCAGATAGTACGGCGAAAACTTTAAAGGCGGAGTTTATGAGCCGGCACCACCCGCTGCTCGCTCCGCCTCGTAATCCCAGCGCTACACGAGGAGGGCTTGCGCCACTTCTACACGCTGGTTTCCTTCACGGGTACCACCCCGCGCAGGACAACAGATGGCTTCACCAAATTCATTTGTCAACCAACACCACACACGAGGAGAGCATGAAAGATTATGAAACCATAGAAGAAGTGCATCGAATGCACGAGGTGGGTGCCAACCCGACTGAAATCGGAAATGCGCTTAGCCTGCCCAGATCGACGGTGGCTTCAATTCTGCGTCGTCCGATCCCAAAATCTACAGCCGACCGCATTATCGTGCGGTGTGTTTCGAACGGTGGATGGTCCACGGCCAATCACTGCGTCAGTTATATCGCAATGCCACGCATTCGTGCGCTGGAAGCTGCGAACGACAACTACGAGCATCATTCAGAGCACAAACAGCCGGGCGCAATCGCAGCCTGAGCCACGTTGGCCCGCATGTGCAGGCCACAGATCAACCTCCTGACAGGAGGAATATCAATGAAATCTCATAACTTGCGTGAGCCCCACAAGGCTTACCAAACCAAATTCACGCGGACTGGTGAGCGGGACACAACGAACCGCAAGCCTTATCGAACAGCCGCGCAGAAGCTGCAAGCCCGCGACACTGCCGCCCTTAAAGACGGTCGGTATATTTCGAACGCACCTGTGTCTCACAGCAGAACAAAGCGAGGTGCAGCGTGACTTGCGAATGTGGTGACTGTTGGGATCTGCCCGGCTCAATTGTGACCCACAAGCTGACAGGCTGGAAGGGGATCATTGTCGGCGATCGAGACGGCTGCATGTTCCTCACGGTGCGGTTCTGGATACCAGGCACTGGCCTTTGGACGATCGAGGTTTCGCGCTTCGAAGTCGAACCACCGGCCAATGATGGTGACGGCGGTGATGGCTCTGAGGTCGGAACTGAAGAAGACAATGTCATTCCGGTCGATTTCACCAAGGGCGTGAAACTTACCAAAAACACCAAAACACGAGGAGTAGCTTGATGGGTAATGTGAAAGTTGGAGATAAGGTTAGAAGCCTAGTAACACAGATCGACGTTCGCGCAGGCGGACTTTACGAGGTAAAAACCGTCGATGATGGTGATGTTTGGGTCATCGATGATGTTGGCGACGAGTTTTACTTGACGTCAGATGAGTTTGAAATTCTGCCTGTTGCTGCGCAGACAATTAAGATCGGTGATCGGGTGCGGGCGCTTCAGGACAGCGGCTTGGGAGCTTTTTTGGCTGGCAAAGAGTACGAAGTGCTTGCTGTCACAGATGAGAGGATCACTGCTATCAATGAACGCGGACAGCGCGATATTTGGGGTGAACACCATTTCGAGCTTGTGCCTGTTGCAAAGGTATCGGAAGACCAGCCAGCACTCAAAATCGAAGCAGGCAAATACTACCGCACGCGTGACGGCCGTAAGGTTGGGCCGATTGTGGTGGCACAGGGTAATGGTAAGCCTTGGCCTTGGAAGGATGCGACACGTCCTTATTATTACAGAGAAACGGGGTATTCATGTCCGGGGGCAGCAGATCTTCACAACGATGCCGACGACCTAATCGCCGAATGGATCGACGAGTCGGTCAAAGCAGCAGAGCCAGTTGCAAAACCAGCCATCGTTGCGCTGATTGAAAACGGCCAGCCAAAGCCTTCGGCAGCGCCTCATTTACATGCAAATGAAACGTTAGCCACAAAGGAAGCCGCGCGACTAGCCGGTGTCCACAAGGGCCAGGAATTCGGCGTGTATGTGCTCACTCAGAAGGTGAGTGAACCAGCACCATCCTATAAGCACGAATGGCAACGGTTCGCTGCTAAGGGCGAGAAGATTTCAGCGATCAAAGAGCTGCGATCTGTGACGGGTCTCGGATTGAGGGCGGCAAAGGATGCAGTCGAGCACTGGATCGCGCACGACGAGCCGTACTCGCGCATCGCCGCCTAACCAGCAAATCCCACCGTTAGACCAACCAGCCCCGCTGCAATCGCGGCGGGGAATGAGGAGGTATTATGCAAAATAGACCGAATGCATTCCAACGCGTCCTGAGCCGTGAATATGGTGAAGACCGACTTCTAGGAATACCAGCACGTGATCAGATGCACCATGATCGTCGAATGAGTGAGATGGCGCAGATGACTGGCGGCAGTGGGTTTCGCACCCCTTCAAAGTCAGTTCGACGCTTTGCTGACGGAACCACCCGTGGCGAGCGTAAGCGCCAGCGTCGATCAGCTGCAAATGCGGCTATTCGTGCAGCGCATGAAGCGGCATGGGCTCGCACCGCTTATGAGGCCAGCCTATGACGGCGCCATCAAGCAATCGGCCCTTCAAAGACTACATCGTTGAGGACGACCGGATCTTGTCCAGCGAAACTACGCTGGGCCTTGGTGATCGCTTCGTCCAAGGGCTGTTAGTTGTCGCGGCTTTAGCGCTGGCCATCGGTTTTTACTCATGGGTGCTGTTGTGAACGCCGTCACGCCAGCCGGTAACGGCACCGGTAAGATTGCGCGCTCTCTAGCTCTGACGGGCTTTACCATTGGGTTCTTGTTGATTGTGGCAGGGTTCATTTTCTGGAACGCAGTGCTGCCTTTCTACGGCCTGCTTTATTTGTGGGGTGGCCAATGACCTACCCACGGTTTCCCACGCTGGCCACATCGGCGCCAGTCTGGCTGATCGGCTCGCTCATCCTGCTGGCCATGATGATCGTCATTCAACTTACCCACTAACCACACACGAGGAGTTTTAAATGGCTATCAGCCTATCAAGCCTCAAATCTACGAAGAGAAACGACCCGCCAGTCATGCTTCTGTATGGCATCGACGGCATCGGCAAGACCAGCCTTGCCGCTGAATTTCCAGATCCGATCTATCTGGCCACAGAAGGCGAGCGTCCTCCATCTGATATCGAAATGGCAACGCCAGGCACGATTGAAAGCTTCGACGACTTGCTCAACATTATCGGCGAACTGCTGACAGTTGAGCATGATCGGCGCACCGTCATTATCGACAGTGTCGACGGCCTCGAACCGCTTGTCTGGGCTGCCACCTGTGCCCGCTTAGGGGTAAACAGTATTGAAGAGCCAGGCTTCGGGCGCGGTTACGTCGAGGCTGATAGTGAGTGGCACGAGCTGATGGCTGCAGTCTCAGCGCTCTCGCGTACTGGAATCCACGTCGTGATGCTGGCCCACCCTGAGATTATTCGGTTCGACAGTCCAGTCACCGATCCATACTCACGCTACACGATCAAGTTGCATAAGCGAGCCAATTCTCTCGTCCGGGAAAAGGTCGATATCGTGGCCTTCATGAATTATCGCGTTTCCATCAAGGAAAAGGAAGTCGCTCGCCAAACGAAGGTGGCGCACGCGGAGGGTGGCAAGGAGCGTAATATTCATCTGAACGAAGGTGCGGGCTATGTGGCGAAAAATCGCTTCTCTATGCCGGACTCGATCGTTTACCGAAAAGGCCAGGGCTACGCTGAGTTAGCGAAGTTCTGGGCTGAAGAAAAAGCTGAAGCTGCGTAAGCTTGCTGATCGAGTTGAAAGGCCTGCCTAAATCCAAAGCGGAAGCAATGGCGCTAGGTGTAAGGCACTTCTTCACTGGAATTCCGTGCACTCGTGGACACGTTGCGAAAAGGTACGCTAGCACGGGTCAGTGCACTGAATGCCAGTACCTCCATAGGCTCAACTGGAAAAGCAATAATCCCGAAAAAGAAGCCGAGAGCAGACTTCAAAGCGTACGAGCATGGGCGCTCCGAAATCCAGATCGGAAACGAGATTTGGCGCGTAAGTCAAATGCAAAGCCAGATGTCTCGGCGAACAACGTAGCAAGAGCGAAGCGATGGAGAGACAAAAATCCTGAGCAGGCCAGAAACTCTCGGCTGGTATCTAACCGGAATAGGCGCTCAAGAAAGAGGGGGGCTGAAGGTACTCATATCGCCGAAGACATAGCAAACATACTGAAGCGCCAAAAATACAGATGCGCTGAATGTGGAGTTTCGGTCCGAAAGATTGAGCAGCGGCATGTTGATCACATTGTACCCTTAGCTTTGGGAGGATCTAATTGGCCATCTAACCTGCAAGTACTCTGTCCTGCTTGCAATCTGCATAAAGCGTCTAAAGATCCGCTAGTTTTCGCTCGGCAAAAAGGGCGACTTATTTAACCACACCACCAACACGAGGAACTAACACATGGCGAGACTTGGAACGGCGTTTGACGCCACCCAACACGACACGACGCAGTCGGATTACTCCGAACTGCCGAACGGCACATACAAGATGGAAATCGAGGCGGCCGACGTGGTGCCGACTTCGACCGGCAGCGGCACCATTCTGAAAACAACGCTGAAGGTGCTCGAGCCCGCTGAATACGCTGATCGCAAGCCGTTCAACAACTACAACATCGAGAACAAGAACCCGCAGGCGCAGGAGATCGGCCAGCGACAGTTCGCCAGCCTTTGCCGCGCGCTTGAAATGTCTTCTGTCGAAGACACGGACGATCTCCTGTTCAAGTCGTTCACGGTTCGCGTCGCCCTCGGCAAGCCTTCAAAAGACGGCCAGTATCCGGCGCGCGCCGAGATCAAGAAATACTTCTTCCCCGACGAGAACAACGTGCCTGAGCCGAGCATTGACGCTCAGCAGCCTGCTGCAGCAGCACAGCGCCCAGCAAACGACAACCGCCCTGCAGCGGCAAACAACAACAAGCCTGCGCAGCCTGCAAAAGCTGCGGGAAGCCGTCCTTGGTCTAAGTAAAGGCCGGAACAGAAACAGCTGCCGGTGCTTGCGCGCCGGTAGCTTACCGAACCAACACGAGGAGTTTTGTATGGCTTACGAATCTGAGCGCAGACAGATCGATGGTGCGCTTCCAATACGCTTCGACGGTGCGTTTGTTGCTGGTGGTGCAGTCACAAGCGTCTTTACAGGCACTGACATCAATGACGTTGACTTGTATTTCAAATCCCACCGCGCATTCGAGCGCGCTGTTTATGACGCATATGAAGAAGGCCTGTGGTGCGTGGCTGCCAGTAAGCGCGCCGTGACCTTTACTGATCGGAGCAACAATATTGCTCAGCTGATGTATTTTGACTTCTTCCCAATTGCCCAGTCTATTTTTGACGCCTTTGATTTTACCGTTTGCATGGGAGCGATGGATCTGGATGCAGGCGTCAACTGCCCAGAATCCGGATTTGCCTTTCATCCTGACTTTCTGAAGCACAACAGCCAGCGCTTTCTGAAATTCAATGCTGGCACACGCTATCCACTCGCGTCAGCTACCCGCGTCCTGAAATACCAACAGCGAGGCTACACGATAGGCAAAGGCGACATCATGAAAGTTGCCTTGGCCGTTCGCGGCGTGAAGATCGAAACTTGGGAAGACCTCAAAGACCAGATCGGCGGCGCGTATGGTGACAAGGTTGTGCTTGGTAACGAGGACAAACCCTTCACCATTGAAGCGGCTATCGAGGCGTTGACTGTGGACGATGCGGAAAGTGAACCATGGGTGCAACCGGCCAACGATAACATGCCGGGCAATGCAGAAGCTCTGCTGGAACACCTTGCCGATCTCAATTGCATCGAATTTGTTCCGCCTGAGCTTGATGAAGACGGCTGGCCCTTAGCAGCCTAAAACCAACCACGGCGCGGTCACCAGCCGCGCCGACCACCAACACGAGGAGAAGCCCATGCGGGTAACGCTTGACCGAGCGCAGCTAGCGCAGGCCTTGTCGACAGTGACGAAGGCAGTTGAAGCCAGAACGACAATCCCAATTCTTGGCAACGTGCTTTTGTCCGTGGACAAAGGACAGCTGAGCATCACCGGTACCAATCTTGATCTGGAAATCAGCACCAGCTCGCCGGTTCTGGATAGCCAGGACGGCACAGTCACGGTTGCGGGTAAGCTGCTTCTGGATATTGCCAAGCGGGCCACAAGTGACGTTAACTTGGAAGCCGACGGCAATCATCTGGTTGTCAAATCTGGCAAAAGCCGTTTCAAGCTTGATACGCTGCCAGCTGCTGACTTCCCGTCCTTCAATCACGGAAGCTTCGACACCACGATCGAAGTAGATCTGGCATCACTAGTGCAGGAAGTGCAGTTTGCTGTCAGCACCGAAGAAACCCGCTATTATCTCTGCGGTGTCTTTCTGGAAGCAAAGGACGGCCATATCGTTGCCACGGCAACAGATGGGCATCGCCTAGCGACGACACGCATTGAGCAGGAAGCCACGTTTGCGTCGGTCATTCTGCCAAACAAGCTGCTGTCCTTGCTGCCGACCGGCGTCGTGTCAGTTTCGTTGTCGTCGAATAAGGTCATGGTTGCGAGCGGTTCAACCGTTATCGTGTCGAAACTCGTCGACGGCACATATCCAGATTACGAGCGCGTTATTCCAAAGCCCTCGGAGCGTGTAGCGACGCTGTCGGCGAAAGCACTGCGCGAAGCTGTCGGCCGAACGTCAGTTATCGCCAGCGAGCGTGGTAAGGCAGTTCGGTTCTCATTTGCTTCAGACGCTCTGACGCTGAACGTCGCTAATCCAGATCGCGGCGACGCGACTGAGGAAATGGAAGTCAACTTCAGCAGCGAGCCTCTGACGATCGGCTTCAACGGTCAGTATGTCACCGACCTTATGGCGGCGTTTGGCTCGGATGAAGTGACGATGTCGATGGCGGATTCTGGTTCGCCCGCACTGATCACGTCAGCCGGTCGGCCGGGATACAGGTGCGTTATTATGCCGATGCGTGTGTAGGACAATGGCACCACTCCCCAAACCACAATCGACAACAGTCGGCGCGATTTATGCCGCTTACGAGGCCCAGGCTAAATCCTGGGACTCGTGGGGCATCAGCGTGGGCGAGGCGGGCACCGAATGCGACAGGGCACTTTGGTATGACTTCAGGTGGGCATCGGCTCACGAAGTGCATAGCGGCCGGCAGCTGCGCTTGTTTGAAACTGGCAACATCGAGGAAGATCGGCTCGTCGCTGATCTCGAGCGCATTGGCGTCGAGGTCTACGGGCAGCAAGACAAGATCCGGCTTGTGTCGGGCTTCGTGCGCGGCAAATGCGACGGCAAAGCAATGAACGTGCCTGAAGCGTCGAAGACCGAACACCTGCTAGAGTTTAAATCAAGCAACGCCAAGGGCTTCGCCCTGATTGTTAAGGACGGCTGTCAGAAAGCAAAGCCGTTGCATTATGCACAGTGCCAGCTTGGAATGTATGCCTTCGGTTTAAGCCGGTGTCTTTATCTCGTCTCGTGCAAGGACAGCGACAGTCTCTATTCAGAGCGCATCGAATACGATCTGGAATTCTGCCTGCGATTGGTAGCGCGCTGCGAACGCATCGTGTTCTCGGACATGCCGCCGAGCAGGATTAGCGAGAACCCGGAGTTCTTTGGATGCATGTTCTGCAAGCACAAAGCGGTTTGTCACCACGACGCACAGCCGCGTGTGAACTGCCGAACCTGCCTTCATGCTCAGCCTGAAAGCGGCGGCGATTGCCATATCTCATGCGCGCGATGGGCTAAGCCATTGTCGATCGACGAACAGCGTGACGGCTGCCCGGCGCACTTGTACCTGCCGGGCATGGTGAATGGCGAGCAGATCGACGTCGACGAGGACGCCGAGACGATCACTTATCGAATGAAGTCGGGAGAGGTTTGGGTGGATGGTGAGGGAAGGAAGGCGGCGTGAGGAGAGGTAGGTGGTTAAGACCAGTATTGGGAGATGCGCGTTTTTTCATTGTTGATGGAGTTATTTAGGTGATCAAGTGAAAAAGTAACATAGGATTTATAGGTATTGAAATCATTCGAAGTATAGTCACCGTTATCGGTAATTTTTCTTAGATCTTCAGATAAGCGAGCTAATAAGAGTGCGTCTGATCTCAGTTCGAAAGGAAACGGTTTCGTTAAATCTCTTATTTCTTTGGATGATATAGGCGGAAAGTAAATGTAATTTGGGTTGCTTATACGTCCTATCTTTGTAGACATGGAGTTTTCAGCGTTAGCGTGAGCATCGTGTATCTCTGCCAGCCTATCTAAACTATCTAATTCTGTTTTAAGCGACCTTTTGATATTTGCCACATGCTGCCTTCGATTGGCTTCAAGTTGCTGCCTAGCTACTAAAACAGCGATCAGTACCGGGACTCCGGTCAATAGCGTTCCGTGGGCCCCTCCCAAGGCGACTAATGCCTCAATGACGGTATCTTCTGTCGCAACCAACCAACCTAAGATGAGGCAACAGAAAGCGACGTAAATCACCGTCACGACATACAACACCGCCGTCCAAAATCTTTCATTTACAGACAAGGTAACGCCCCCAACATGCTAACCTTACGAAACTACCAGTCAGAAGCAATAGACGCCGTATTCGACTATTGGCAAGAGGAGGCAGGTAATCCGCTTGTTGATCTTGCGACCGGCTGCGGCAAGTCGTTGGTTATGGCGTCACTGATCCAGCGCCTCGTTGAAGGCTGGCCTGATATGCGCGTGATGGTCGTTACGCACGTCGCGGAACTGATCGAACAGAATTATTTGGAGCTGCTGGGCGTCTGGCCATTCGCACCGGCAGGTATCTATTCGGCTGGCCTTGGTCGTCGTGATGCGCGCAGTCAGATTGTGTTTGCAGGCATTCAGACGGTTCACAATAAGGCGCAGCAAATCGGACACGTCGACGTCCTTATGGTCGACGAGTGCCATCTGATCCCGATTAACAGCAACACGATGTATCGCAAGTTCATTGACGCGCTGCTCGAGGTGAATCCGGATATGAAAATCCTCGGACTGACTGCCACACCTTATCGGCTCGACAGCGGTCGCTTGGATGAGGGCGCAGACCGCCTGTTTGACCAGATCGTCTACACCTACGGCGTTGCTGATGGCATCCGTGACGGCTTCCTTGCTCCTTTGACGAGCAAGCCGACGGCTACTGAATACGACGTTAAAGGCGTGGGAAGGCTTGGCGGAGATTACAAGCAGCGCGCTCTGGAAGAAGCAATCAACCGCACTGACCTTAATGATGCCGTGGTTTCTGAGATCATCGCTAAGGGTGCTGATCGTCGCTCTTGGCTTTGTTTCTGTGCCGGCGTAAAGGCTGCGCTGGACGTGCGAGACGTATTCAGATCGCGCGGAATTACATGCGAGGCCGTAACAGGCGATACACCGAAGGAAGAACGCCGCCGCATCCTTGAGGACTTCAAAGCATATCGCATTCAGTGTGTAACGAACAATTCAGTTCTTACAACAGGATTCAATCATAAGGGCGTTGATTTAATTGCATTTATGCGCCCGACATTATCTTTGAGTTTGTACGTCCAAATGGCGGGGCGCGGCACTCGTCCGCTCTACAAGGCAGGTGCGCCACTAGATACGGTTGAGGAGAGGCTTGCTGCTATCTCGGCAGGCCCTAAACGTAATTGCCTGGTTCTCGACTTCGCGAAACTCGTCGATCGGCATGGCCCTGTCGACATGGTTGAGCCGAAAGCTCCAAGCGCTGGCAATGGTGAGCCACCAATCAAGATTTGCCCGACCATACCGGACGACAACGGGGCGGTTGGCTGCGGTGAGAAGGTGCACATCTCGCTGATGAAGTGCCCATGCTGCGGCTATGACTTTCCGCCTAATGAGGATGAGAAGCTAACCCGCCAGGCAGCCGACGTTCCGATTGTCAGCACTGCCGAAGCTGAAAGGCGCAAGGTAACTGGTAGGACGTTTCACTTTCACGAAGGCAAGGGCGACAAGCCGCCGTCGGTCAAGTGCAGCTACATAGCAGGCTATACGCAGATCAACGAATGGCTTTGTCCGCAGCATACGGGTTTTGCCCAAACCAAGGCGCATCGATGGTGGACGCAGCACGGAGGCCACCGGCCGTTTCCAAAGACGGTCATGGAATGGCTCGAACGCCAGCGCGAGTTGCTCACCACCGACGAAATTAGCGTCGTGCCGAACGGGAAATACTGGAACGTGAAAGATGTACGGGCAGGAGCAGCAGCAGATAACGACAACGTGCCTGAGCCTGCGAACGACAATGTGTCTGTTGGTCTTTCGGAGCTGCTGGAGGATGAGATTCCGTTTTGAAGCAAGCTCCAAAAACAAGAAAGCCCGCTGCACTGGGAGGAGGAGTGTGCAACGGGCTGATCTGGAAAGCGCGACTGGGAGGAGGAGTGCCGCGCTTCGAGTTCAGCCTCTGGGAGGAGGAGTGAGACTGAACAACCCGAAGATAGGTAGCTGGTATGATGATTACAATGGGCGATGATGCACACCAGTTATGCAGCATATGCATGGCCCTAAAAATGGAAAACCGCCCGGCAGCGCAGAAGCGCGCGCAGGCGGTCTTGTCCTCCCCGACGACGATCGTCTAGCAGTATTGATTTAGTAAAGCAACAAGTACCGATAAATACATAATCCCACAAGGTTAGTGGTATTTGATTTGTTCTTATGAGTACATGAATGGCCCGGGGTTCTTCTTCAGAAAAGGCCCGTATCACGCTTGGGCGGGGGGCTTGGGTCGCGCGATACGGGTGCCGTCCTGCGAACAGGATGCCGACATTAAATAGGTACGAGCGCTGAATTCGGAAATGACAGTTT